TCACTATCTTCAAATTTAAAATTAATTTTTGGATTTAATTTATGCCCTTGGTCTATTATTCTATTTACTAATTTCATTATTTCAGAAGTTGGTTTTGTACCTACACTGTCAAAAAAACATATTATTCTCTTTTTTATATTTATAAATAAGCTTATCCAATGAGAACCCGATTTATTATGCGGGTCTGTATTAAAAATAATACCTATTTTATTTTTACCATTTTTTATTTGATTTGCTAAACTAAAGTTACATAACTCATTCCACACGCATTCACCATATGACAATTTTTTATCAAAATCTATAGGTGATGGCCCTATAAATTCAAAACATTTATATGCCTTTTTGTATTGGTCCATAACTTTATCTATGTCTACACTCGATAACCATTCATTAGGATTTGATTTCCACTCATTAGGAGATAAGGGGGCAAATGAATCTTGAATATCTTGTGTAATTTTTCCGAAATCTTTATTTTGTTTTAACCAACAAGATTCTGTTTTACACACATTACTTAAATAAAATGTTAATTTAGAATGAATCTCTTTTGGGTCATTTGTTTTTATTAATTTATCTGAATGTCTTTTATTCCATTGATCTCTTAATTTATATAATGAAACGTTTGTATAACAAGTAAAATTATTATAATCTTTTTTTTCTTTTGGACTACATCTTAATTTCTTAAAATTAAATGTTTTATAATCGTGTTTTTTGGTATTGTTATTTTTTTTATAATTATTATTTATACTCCTTCTGGATTGTCTATTTTTGATCCTTTTTGTTTTCATTTGTCTCCTTTGATTGTTTTTTTGTGTCCTCATCATAATTATTAATGATATTTTTCTTTTTATTTACACCTTTATTTTTTAAAATAGGGTCTTTTAAATTTATTTCTTTTTGTTGAGGAATTATTAATTCTTCTGGACTTTTTGTCATTTTTATTTTTATAAAATTATATAAAGAATGATTTGACAATTTTACTGAACGCATTAGTAATTTTTCGTTTTCTTCTTTTAAAAATTGTTCTGTTTCACTTAATTCCTTTTCTTCCTTAATTTCTTCATCAAATCCATTATAGTCTTCTTGAATTATATCATTTCTATCTAATATTTTAAAATGATGAATACAAGTTTGTACTAAATTATCAAACGCATATTTTATATCAGGTGATACAACTATATCTGATTCTTCTTTAGATAACAAATCTTTTGTTAAACTTAATATTCTTCTTCTATAAAATTTTTTGTCTTTTCTATTTATTTTTCTATTTATTGCGTTTTCAGTAGAACTTGTGAATTGAATTTTATATTGTTTTGTATTAATTAAGTAATCCAAAGAAGCTTGGTTTAAAAATGCGTCTGATTCTAATTCACATTTAGATCTTTTATCAATATTTAATTCACCTGTTTGTAGTGTTACTCCTTCTGACATTATATTATTTAAAAGAAAATAATAACATAATATTACCTTAAACAAATTATAATAAAACTTTAATACAAAATTTTATTCTTTATCGCCTATTTCTTTAACCTGTGTTCTTGTTGAATTATAAAACATACCTGAACCTACTAATTTATTATCTGGATTTGGATTAAAATCACAAAAATGTTCTTTTTGAAATAATAAAGAATGTGTTTGTGATTGTTTTGCGGTGTTTGGGCTATATGAATATTTATATAAATCACTATTACTATCTGGTACATAAACTGCTTGGCTACACTTTTGTAAGGCAAAAACTTGATTTCTCAATTCTGATTCTAAATTTATATTAGAAGCAAATCCAGACCACGGCGATTGCGTATTTCCTGGATTAAAAACTGCTTGAGAATTATATGTTGGCATTTGGTTCATTTTTACATTTAATTCTTTTCTTGGGTCGACAATTGGTAAATATGAATATTTTGTCATCACTGGACGCACATCCAAATATGGCTGAAGCATTTGCGATGGAATATTTCTGTCATATATTCTAGTATTTGTTTGTTCGTGTATTTTTGATACACAAGTTACATCTTGCTGATTTGTTAACATTAATATAGATATATAATATTTTTATTTTAATTATATATATTTTACTATACTTTTTTAAGTATAAATTAAAAATACATAAAGATTTGTAGATATTTAAATTAATATGTGTGGCATTTTTGCTCTTCTAAATACTACAGGATTTTCTAATGAAATTATTAATATACAATTTGAAAAAGGTAAAAATAGAGGCCCTGAATATTCTAAATTAGAACCTTTTTTTAATTATAATCTTTATTTTGGGTTTCATAGATTAGCAATTAATGGATTGAATGAAAAATCTAATCAGCCTATAACAATAAATGATATTATCCTAATCTGTAATGGCGAAATATACAATTACAAATATTTATACAAGTTAATGGATATGAAACCTGAAACAGATTCTGATTGTGAAGTTATTATCCATCTTTATTTGCGTTATGGTATCGAGCAAACATTACAAATACTTGATGGTATTTTCGCGTTTGTTTTATTTGATTTAAAAAGTTTAAGTATTTATGTAGCACGTGATCCTTTTGGTGTTAGACCATTGTATCAGATATCTAATTTAAAAAATTATTGTTTAATAGGATTCGCATCAGAATTAAAGTGTTTAAACAAATTTACAACTATTGATGAATTAATTAATACAACTAATAATTCTAGTATTAGTGAAAATAAAATCGTTCAATTTACACCTGGTACATACAGTATTTTTAGTTATAAAAATTATATTTGGTCCAATAACAAACAAAATATTCCTTATTTTATACCTGCTTTTCCGTCTCCAAATAATAAATTTGATTGGCCTAGTTATTTTGAAAATATTATTGTTAATTTAACTAAATCAGTTGAAAAAAGATGTTTAGCAACTGAACGACCTATTGCGTGTTTACTTTCAGGTGGTCTTGATAGCAGTCTTATTACGGCTCTTGTTAATGAATTTTACAAATCAAAATGTGTTGATAAAAAACTTGAAACGTATAGTATTGGATTAGCTGGTTCTGAAGACCTTAAGTATGCTAGAATTGTGGCTAATTATTTAGATACAAATCACACTGAAATTATTGTTACTGAAAAAGAAATGTTTGATGCCATACCCGAAGTAATATATGCAATTGAAAGTTATGATACTACAAGTGTTAGGGCTAGCATTGGTAATTATTTATTAGGTAAATATATTTCTAAAAATAGTGATGCTAAAGTTATATTTAATGGAGATGGATCAGATGAATTAGCAGGAGGATATCTTTATATGAAATCATGTCCTGATTCAATTGAATTTGATAAAGAAACTAGAAGATTGTTAAAAGATATTCATTTATTTGATGTACTAAGATCAGATAAATCTATATCATCACATGGACTTGAGCCTAGGACGCCGTTTTTAGATAGAAATTTTGTTAATTATTATCTATCTATTCCACCATATGCTAGAAATTATTCTAATTTCGGACAATGTGAAAAATATTTAATAAGGAAAAGTTTTAGTTTACCTATTTTTGAGAATGTATTAGGAAAACAAATTTTACCAGACCAAATCTTATGGAGAAAAAAGGAAGCATTTAGTGATGGAGTTACAGGACACGGTCGGTCTCTTTTTCAAATTTTACAAGAATTTATATCAGTTGAATTAAATTTACCAGCAAATATCGAAACAGAAAAATTATATTACAAGACTATTTTTGAAGGTTTCTATCCAAATACGTCTTATATTCTTCCTTATTTTTGGATGCCAAAATATACAAATGCTACGGATCCTAGTGCCAGAACTTTAGATGTATACAATATTACAAATTCATCGTCAGCTTAAAAAAAAGCACTACAAAAAATTATAAATTATATAAATTATATAAATAATATAAATAATATATATGATTTCTCATAAAGTTCAAGAACATATATTTGATTTTACATTTGTAATAATATACATTTTATATTTTCTTATTGCTTTAGGATTATCTACTACAGCACCAAAATATTTATCATTTTTAGATTATTATGTAAAAATTTATGTCTCTTTATTTTTAATATGGAGATTTAATCCATTCAGAGATGTTAAGTTTACTTCATTAGATAAAAAAATAGTTTATAATGCTGGACTTTTTATTCTTTTTGCTACAACATCAATTAATCAAATACTTATTAGTTATTTAAAATTTTGATTTTAATTTATCAAAATAATATTATATTATATTATATGACATCTGTTAATATTCAAGAAGTGCTTTCTGAAGAAAAACAAAAATTATCGGAAGAATTTCCTGATTTTCAAGAATTAATAAATGAAATGTATGATACTAATAACATTGGTGAGTTTACCGAAGATGATATTAAGAAAATATCTGAAATGGGAATTAACCCTCTTTATGTAATGTCGCCACGAAGAATGTTGTCAACTACTTCTTCAAATTCCGATAATGATATTGATGATGATGCGTTATTTAATATTACTCAAAATATAAAACAATTAAAAAGAGACCATCCAGAAAATTCAAAATTATTAAATGATTTTAATGATATTTTATTTGATGAAAG